TTTACAGTATACCAGTCTCATCAAATCTATCTATTTGATCATCTATTGTGTTGATAATATCAATACTAAGATCTGATGAATTACTGATTACTTGGTCACACATTATACTTTTTTAGGTCTTCCAGTTTTCTTTGGTCCTAAATTAGTCTCTCTGCGTATTCCATGCCTATTTCGATCAACTCTAGTGAGTGGCTTAGACCCACTTATTCCTGAGCGGAACCCACCCTGTTTTGGGTTTTTTCTTGTAGCCTCTTCGCTAGTAACTGCACCTGATGGTGTGTTTACCGCTGGTGAAGCCATTCCAGTTCCATTATCACTCATTGATAAATCTGGTTCTCTGCTCTTGTGTTGCCGTCATATTTAAAGTTAAACCAGCTTCGTCGTCTCTTGTGACATCTAGCATGGGAGCAGAAATGATTCCTGACTCGCTACCTACTGACTCACATCCACATTCAAAACACATTGACTACTTAGGTCCTTGTGCTGTTGATTGGTTTGAAACATCTTTTGCTGGAAATGCTGATGCTGGTGCTTGACCAGTTGGATTTAAATCAAGGGTGTTGCTTCCTGATTGCTCTCCAGTATCATTAAATCCTTTTAGTTCTAATCCGTCTGCCATTTTGTTCTCCTATAGGTTGTATTTAGATGGGTCTAGATCTCCATCTATTCGTCTATTATAGCATTTTCCTCATCATCATGGATATCAAGAAGGTCATCTGGAAAAGAGGCTAATTTATTTATCCAAATCCACAATATTTCAGTTATTTTATCTATCATATCTTATACTTATCCTGGTAACATTCATTGCAAACCTGTATATATTTGGTGTCTGTGGCCGTGATTCTACTGGCTTGATTTTCACAACCCTTTATCTCACATTTATCGCTCAATGTCCGCCTATTTCTTTTCTATTTTTCTTACTATATACGCTAAGACTTCATTAGGTTTCCATTCATATGGAAGATCTAAATGCCTAATCTCATCCGCTATTTTTTCTCTTATAATATCCTGAATATAATCCATAAACCTATTCTATCATTTAAAAAATAAAGGGGCAAGGACTTGGTCCTTGCCCCCTATGTTTAATTAATTAAGCCTTAACCTTTTTCTGAATCTTTAATACAAGATTAGTTAGGGTTGTTATCAAGGTCTTAAGCTGTGCAACGGTTACTGCTAATGCGGCTACCGCAGCAAGAGCTGCAGACGCTGAATCTGTTACATTTGCCGATGCAGATACCGCTACTTGGCCTGCTGCTGGTAAAGATGTACCACCAGTAGCACTAATTGTAATTGGGCCTGCAGTCAGTGGCATATAAACCTTATAAGTTTTTACACCATTTGCGTCTGTTGTTACAGATGTTGCAGTTAATGTATCGCTTGATCCACCAAAGGAATAACTAGTAGTGATTCCTGTAGATGATAATAGATTTGAGTATGTCTTTCCAGACAATACTAATCCAGCATCGTCAACTACAGAAAGAGTAATTGTTGCTTGCTCTCCAGCAGAATAGGTAGCTTTATCAAAAGCCAACTTAATCTTAGAAGAATTAGCCTCTACTCTTACTGTTACTGCATCTGCCGATACTGTTGAATTCTTGACAACTAAGCCTGCTGAACCAGTTTTTACGCCAGCCAAAGAAAACAGGGCTTCCCCATTAACTATTGATGCAGTAGTTGCTGAATTGCTAATTACTGTAAGATCATTTGAAGTTGCTGTCAATGTTCCTGCTCCAACAATAACCCCAGCAGCATCGTATGCTACTGCAGAAATTGCGTCTGAGTTAGAACCTACGGCAATTGTTGGTTTCTTTACTGTTGCAACAATCTTAGCGATATCGCCATAGAATGTAACTTTTTCAGTTCCCAACAATACTCCAGATTGTGAAGTAAGAGTAATTGTTCCTACTCCAGATGTTCCGTCAGAAAATACTCCAATGTAATTTCCTGCTGGTACGGACAATGATCTACCCAAAGGGGTGATAGTTGTGTGATTTGTACCGAATCCTAACATTCCTGCTCCTGAAATTGTTGCTGTGATTGACTCTGAAGCGCTAGCATTAGCAGCATTCTTTTGAGTCAAAACTACAACTGCTGCTGCATCCGAAGATGTAGTTCTTGAAACATATACTGTTGCGTCTGTTGTTGCTGAAATTGTTTCTCCAGCATTTAGTACAGATGTTGTATAGGCAGTTGATGCTTTAAGATCTGGGGCGGTTACTGTTACTGTCCAAGTTACTGCCGCAGATGTTACTGAGCCAGAAGAGCTTGTTAGTGTTGGAATAAACTTAATTACGTATGTTCCAGGAACACTAGATACATAAAGTGATGATGTCAGCTTTGCAGTAACATAACCAGTAGTATTAGTTGCTGGTGAAACTGCTGCTGTTGTTGTATCTGATCCTAATGCTACTGTAGCACTTGTTGTTTCAGTAACAGCGAATCTAGGGGTACTATTAGCGCCTGATGGGGCACTAAATACTGCAGATACTAGTGTTACTGTATCTCCAATTGTAGTTCCTAAATATGATACTGATACCACTGCTGTTGCAGTCTCACCAGGATTGATTGTGTCTGCCACAGCATCAATGCTAACCGTGTCAGCATAAACTGTAGCATTAGTCGGCAGTGCCGACAACACGCCAAACGTCAAGGCTGCAGCCAAGACAGAGGCTATTTTTTTAAATGAACTCATTTATTTTTTCTCCTTCATATCCACCCCTTTTTTAGGTATGGAATTCTATTTTTTTTATCCTACTATTATAGACAATTATCTTTACAGATTGTTGTGCTATATCTTAAATGTCCGAGATCTTTATATGAAAGCTACAAGGATCTCCGCCATCTTCCCATTCTTCCATCTCTTCATCAGATAATGGTGGGCCTTCATGAGTATCACAAAATACTTCTGATACCCAACCTTTTTCACGACCATATTCGTACCAAGACTGTATGTCTAAAAAATCTATAGCCATCCCTCTAACTCCTTCACCATCTTATGTTTTGGCTGAGCACCAATTATTTTTTTAACTGGTATTCCATTCTCAAAAACCATTATAGTTGGTATAGAAGAAACTTCGTATTTAGAAGATGTTTCTGGATTTTCATCCACATGTACTTTTGCAATTTTTACGTTATACTCAGATGATATTTCATCCAATATAGGAGCAACCTTTAGACAAGGTCCACACCAGTCCGCCCAAAAATCTACAATAAGTACTGTATTATCTTCTAAAGCTTTACTAAAGGTTTCAGATGTTAGATTCATTGTTTTTCTCCACATGTGTTGGCCAATAGTAACTGCATGACTCGCAACAAGTATACCCTAAATCCCTGTAGTCCGCAAACTCTGAATAGAAATAATACTTATCTGGGTCTTTTTCATACAATCTACCTTTATGCGAGTAATGAAGTTTTTCATCCCCTAGCCACCAAGGCCGATCTGACTCTAGATTAATGAAATTTTCTTGATATATTTCATCAAACTTAACGTGAGTGCTATTATTATATCCACGCATTATGATTTCTTTTATAATTGACTCATTGTATAGAAACAACCAGTCTTCATGGCCTCTCCACATTTTAACTGCTGGATGGTTTTTCCATGCACCGCTTTCATCATAATGTCCAGCTAATGACTTTAAAACTTGTAGGTTTTCTACACTTTGCTTAATTAATCTTTTTCTATCTAGATGCTTGGCAGTTTTACTAAAATCCGCCTCTGGTAAAAATGTTTGCATAACATCCATTCTACTAAATAAATGATGGGCAGTCAATAGACTGCCCATTCAATTAACTATCTTTTAATGCCTCCGCTGCTGCATTAAATTTATTCATAAAGTTTTGGATAACATACAGGGTAGTTTCCCTAGAATTTAATCCAATAGCCTTAGAAGCCTCTTCGGTCTGCTCTTCTGCAGGAATGGCATTCCAAAGTTTTTGATATAACTCTACTGCAACATCTTCAATGATGCCTTCAAGTACAGTCATATTAGCCATTTATCTTTTTTGACCATTCTAATTTAATTGCAGCCAATTTATCAGCAGCGGCTTTCACCTCTGCTTGATATTGTGCTTCCGCTAATGCAATAGCTTTGTTTGCCTCTGCAATAATTGCTGTTTTATCTACCACTACTGGTGCTGGTGATTGAGTAGGCATAGTACTTAATGCTGCATTTATATTAATTAATTTACCAAATTGACCTCTAGATCCACGAATTTGTGTAGATGTTTGAGACAATAAATTAATAATTTGATCTTGAGTATATGTAGGGTATTTAGATTTTAATAAAGCCCAATTAGTTGCTGCTACTTGTACTGAAATAGAAGACCCTGCCCCATTTCTAACGGAACCTCCTGGCATGGTTACTCTTACGTTACCAAGAGCATAGAAGTCTAATCTATCTTTATCAAAATTGCCATTTAAAGATATACCTTCATATTGATCTGACCATCCTACAGAAATAGATTCAGTAATGCATGCAGGCCAGTCTAATCTAGTATAATCTCTGGAGTTTCCAGATGGGAAGAAGGTTGCAACTCCAGCACTGGCTAGAGATACCAACAGGTTTTTTGTATTTGGTGTAGATGGACAATACTCTGTACCAACTGGACCAAGGTTGTGGTGTCCTTGGGACATGGCTACAGATTTTATATTATATTTATCTTTATTTTGCAGTACCCAATTTAAAGCATTGGTTACAGTTGCTTCGTTTGCACTTTGCCTGTCTCCTGATGGGGTATTGCCGATAATCCTAACAAATACAATTTTAACATTTGGATTTAATCCAGCGACAACAGATGACATCTGTGTTCCATGATCAAATCCATTTGAAGATATAATATTTGCTGGAAGTACTGAAGATCCTGAACCTTCCATAAATGATTTGCCATTTGGACAAGAGTTCCACTCTAAAATACATACCTCATAAGCAATTCTGTCTTTAAAAATTGGTAAAGAAGTGTCTAGAGCTGTGTCCAGAATAGCAATTGCAGGCACTGAATTTGCTTGTGCCATAGGGACCACTTGAATTGTGGCAGATATAGAGATTACTGTGGCTACTAGAGCCCTTATTATTTTTTTATTCATAGCCCTATTGTACTAAATAGGACTAAGTTTTGTCAACGGTTTCCGTCCATCTTTCTTTGATACCATTTCCCAGCGTCTAATTCTGGTTTAGGCATATTATTCATATCTAATAATACTTGAACTACCGCATTTAAAGACTCAATTTGAAACTCTAAACGCAATAACTGCATTTCAATAAGCCTTAATCTTTCTGACTTTCTCACATTTCTATCCTGTCTACTGGGGTTGGAGCAGTGGCAAGGCTGCCACAATTTATGCATTCCATATCTAAAAAATATGTTGCAATTTCAAAATCTTCAAAAACTACTTTTAAATTCCAAATGTTGCATCCGCATGGACATACATGAGTTGGGGTCCCACGTAAATCTATAGCGTGGTCATAATTTTTTGGCCTTAATTCGTTTATATCCATGCTGGTTTAATTATACTCTAGACTTCAATTATTGTAAAGGGTGGTCTAACTGACATATTAAACTTTGCAGCCGCTTCTAGGGCCATCCTGACCCTTTTACGAGGGGTTTTAATAGATGCTGTAGAGTACAGAGACCCCAAAGATAACTCTTGCCCAGCGCCTTCAGCCATATATTGAATATCAGCTTCACCAATGTGGAAATCTGTATCCATTGTAAATATTCTTCCAGCACCCTGAACTGCTATTAAAAATACTCCGCCTTCATCGCCATCTTCTGTAGAGCCAGCTACCTGATTACCATATCCCTGTTCTTTAAAAGCTTCTTTAATAGATTCAATAAATTTTGTTCTCATAAATTTTTCTAAATTTTTAAATCCTGAAGTTGGTTTATAAACTGGAGGGGTCCAGTTGTATTGTAAAATTTGGCCCATCCTAAAACTATCTACAAAAGCAATTCCAAATTGACCAACTCTAAAGACTTTAGGGTCAGTTCTTGAAAATATTAAACCTGTTTTGTCATCTGATGCGGCTGAGTCTCCTCCAAGGAGTACCTTGTTTTCATGAATTAATGCTACTACGGCAGTCATAGTCCTAGTATACTAAATTTAAAATTCTGTGTCCAAATCCTGTGTAAATTCAATGTGGGATAGCTCTGATAAGGCATTTTCAAGCTCAGATTTGACTGAAATTAGCTCTTGAATTGCATCGTAATATCTGTCTTTCCATTGAGTCAACTCTTTCTCTAATTTATATAATTCAATTTTTAAATCTTTTAATTCTAGTTTTAAATGGTCCTGATCACGTTCCTTTTGGCGTATTTTTTCTTTTTTATTCTCGCTCAATCCAGCAATAATTGCCGTCCCCATGCCAGACAATACTGCAGCAAGAATTGCAATAATTATATAGGTTATGTCCAGGGTCATTATACATTAATTATACCCTAAAATGAATGTTAAACAAATAACTCAGAGGCAGATATTTCTGTGCCCTCATATCTTTTTTTAAGAATATATTCTCTTACAGCTTCAGACCCCTGTTGCCTTCCAGCCAAAATCACTGCCCACCTTGGCTCATACTTTGAAGCAATACATGTTTCACACATCAATAAATTTATTGGGAACAATGTCGATCTTTTTAAATTTAATTTATTCTTTGTTTTACCACAAGAATAGCATAGAACTTTCTCCATTAATTTTCTTCCTCTACATGCTCAAATACGATTTCATCCATTATGGAGAACTCGTCATTTTCTAGAATAACTTCGTATTCTATTCCATCTTTTGCATATCTTACGTTTGACGCAAAAGCGCCAAGTTTTTCACAAGACCCATACACGCCTTCTTTATGAACAAACACAATAGATACAATGTCATAGTACTTTTTCACTAGGCACTCCTTCAAGCTCACATCTTACGCCGTAAGATTCTATTACTTTCTTCACCTTGCTTACGTAATCTATAACCATTTCTTTTTTTAATCCATCAAATTGTATAAAGTTGTCTTCATATAATCTAATAGCTAAAAACTCTGGATATTTTACTATATCCAAAAGAAGTTTATTTGATGGTTTAGTTATATTCCTAATCGCCTTAGCCATTTCATCATTATAAAAAACTGGTTTATTTGGTTCACCATTCCACATATTGATTCCATGCTTAAATTGATTAGAAGCCATTTTTAGATTTTAACCTTTTCCAAGTCTCTTGCGTTTTATGCAAGTTTCTAGTTTTATCAATTGAGCCAGAGTTTAAGTAGACTCCACCCCAAATTCCATATTCATTATTTTCTACACCAGACTCGTAACACATTTTGCTAACTGGACAGGACAAGCATGCCTCATCAATATTTTTTGCTATATTGACATCCATTTCATACTTGTCATAGAATAAATTGGTTTCCATGCCACGACAAATAGAAAGATGCCACCACGCAAAATCTTCTTCGTCAACCCCTAGTTCATTTAAAATATTTGACATATTGTCTTGGCAACTTCCATATACCTTGATTGCTAACAGACACCCTGTCTGCTATTCCCCAGGAATTTTTTCTAAACATTCCTTTTTTATTTGTATATCCAGAGTTATCTTTTTTCCAAATTACTAAATCGTAATTGTCCCAATGCGGGTCTATGTTTTTTGAGCTAGATCTTTTAATAAATACTTCTACACCTAGCGGGTTTAAATATAACATTTTATCCTAAATACTAAACCGCAACATCCCAAGTATTATTATACAGGTAGTGTTGCGGCTTTGTCAAGGCTATTTTAGAAAAGTTCCACTCCAAATAGACTTTTGAATTTTATAGGTTCCGCCACGACGTTTATATTCTTGAACTACCCAGCCATTTGCATATGCTGATGGATAGGTATCAAATTTCTTTTTGGCCTCAGAAACAATTCTAGAATAAAGTTCTTTGTCTGCTGGCTCACCTTTTCTTGGCTTAATGACATCTTCATATTTTTCTTTAGCTTTATCAAGGTCTTCAGAGTCCATAGATTTATTTACAGGAACGCAATTTGGAACCATTCGTCCGTTCTTTTCTTTCATTCCTTCTTGCTTGTATCCTGACCAACAGGCTTTTTGTAAGTTGTCCCATTTATCTTCTTCTTCGTTATCAGACTCATAGTTTTTGCTAATTTCTTCATCTGTTTCTTCCTCTGGTTTAGGATCCACTGATTTCGATAAAGTGTCTTCTGGAATTTCAATGACTGTGTCTACTGGATTAATTACATCCTCAAGCATGTCTTTAATTTCCTCTATTACTTCTTGTACTTCTAATGACTTTTTCATATTTTTCTCCCTATTAACTATTTTACGGGACCAAGAAAAACCTGCGTCTCCACCCCATGCGTCCCACATAATTCTGCCGTTTGAAGGGTTAGAAATATTGTAGAAATCCTTACCTTTTTTATCTACTTCGTGTCTTGAAAAAAAAGAATACATACGCTTAACTGTAGATAAGCTAAGTGTTTCTCCTCTTGATAGTTGTCCTGCACGAGTCCAGCCCACCATTGTTCCAGCACCCTTTGCTTTTCCCTGCTCTTTCCAGCGAATAGCTCTTTTTGCTGCTGATTTCATTCCAGCGGTTGGCTTATATCCCTCTTTAGACATTATTTCTCCTTTACACTTACAATTTTAATATTTTTAATTTCTTCATCTACGCCAAAAATATCGTTTACATAATCTATGGCGTCGTTTTCATTAAATGCTTGAACTTCAGCATCTATTTCTAACTTAACCTTATAGTTATTCATACTACTTTATTTCTTGACCACAAGCCTCACATTTTTTATTTTGTGTAGTAGGTTTTTGTGTTTCAGATGTTGAAGATTTAGCAAATTTTGGTCTACCAAATCCTACAATAGAAATCATTAGATTCTTTTTATTTTTCTTATAAGCACGAAGTTTTTTGCAAACCTCTCCGCCATTACGCTGACTGCCTTTAGGATCTCCAGATGTGTTTCCTTCGATACACCAAACTGTTCCATCTTCATTATCTTTAATAACAATTGCTACGTGAGATATTCTATCTACTCCGTCAGATGGGAAATCAAAATATGCAATGTCTCCTGGCTCTGGATCTGCTACATCTCCGTCAATCCATGAACCCTTTTTCTTAAAAGCTGCGGCACCACCAGGAGTGTAAACAGTATTTGGCACTTTTACCCCAGCCTCGTTGGCACACCACATAACGAATGATCCGCACCAAGGCTGAAAATTAGCCTTGGTGAACGCACCATATTTAGTTTCGTTATCTTTAGGTCCTTCAATGGTTCCAATTTCAGCTTTAGCTACTTCAATAAGTCTCTCTGCTGTTCCTTGTGATGCCATTATTAGTCCTTGTCCCAGTCTGTGTCTACTGGTTGCTCTGCTGGCATTGCGCCATCTGGTTTTGCTAATCTACGAGCTTTTGCTTCATCAATCTCTGCTTCTAATTTTTTATCTGCCTGTGTATTTTTAGCATCAACTTCTTTGTTTGCTATTTGTGCCGACATAACATCTTTTGCACCACTTTGACCAATTAATAGTCCAGCAAGTGTGCCTGTAATAAATGTAGCTACGCTACCCAATACATTAAAAAACATTTTATCATTTTCTGATTGACCAGTAATTGGTTGTGTAACAAATATAAGGGCATACATAATGCCTACAGATGTTAAAAATAAAATAGATCCTAGAGTAATACCTAAAATAAATTTAAGTCTTGCGTCTAAATCTTGAGGGGACAATCTTTCTCTAGCCATTTTGTGTTCCTTCTATCTCTTCTCGACTAACTAAATCTTCTGGACATGCCCCATTGGCCGTACAGATTGGTGGCTTACATTCTGCTTTTTCCCAATTTGCAGGATCTTGACAAGGGTATCTAAAATGCCCGTCATATCCACACCCTGTTAATGATAGCATTAATAGGCCAGATAAAGCAATAGCGGTAATTCTTTTCATACCACTATTATAGCATTTATTCTTCTTTTTCTGCCTTTTCTCTAATTCCAATAGTCATAAACCATAAGGCTACTGAGGCTAGGGTTACATAACCTACAACGGTTTTTGCGCTACCCTCTAATACTACCCAGGCTACAAAAAATCCAAGGAATGTAAAGTTTTCATTTAGAGCGGCTAGGCTCCATTTTTTTAACCATTTCATATTCTTATTATACCTTCCTTCTATATGCTGTGCCAAGAACTATCTGGCCAGCTATTATTGTTACTACTACGATATCTTCTGCTTTTTCACGTTCTGGAATAGACATATCGGCACCCATGTTAAGTAGTGCTTTGCCTAATTCACATTTTTGTTCCTCTGTTAAACCTTCAATTGCCTCTTCTGGATTAAAGCAAGTGGCAATCGCATTTGCTATTGCTGCTGGGCTTTCTAAAACAAGTAATGCGGAAGCAACTTCTGCTTGAATAACTACTGGATTACCATTAGCATCTTCTCTTACCTCTACTGGAATTGTTGGAGGAAGATCTCGATACTCAAGTCCTGCTGCTTCTATGTTAGCGGCTGTTACTGGTGCTCCCTCTGCTGATGACACTAATACATCTGAAACTAAATCTTTTTCTACTAAAGTAAATTTGCCGTCTTCAGATAAGGCTTCAGATAAATTAACAACCTCTGCAGTTGTTATTTCTCCATCTGCTAATAACATTTCTGTAATAAACTCTGCCTCTGCCTCTGTTAATCCGCCTTCTGATAATGTTGATGAAACTTCTGCAGCAATTTCTTCAGATACTTCTCCACCATTAGAAATTGCCTCTAAAACTTCGGTAACTTCAGAAGCATCTAAACCACTATCTGAAACCAAATTACTAACTATATCTTGCACTTCTTCTACGGATAAGGTATCATTATCTTGTGCTATTTCTTCAAAAGAATCCTGACTTTCTTCAAGAATACTTTCTAGTTCATCGTTGGATGAAGAATTATCAGATTCAGGTGTATCCGTTTCGGGAGATTCAGTTTCTTCGGAAGGCACTTCTTCAACAGGAATTTCTTCCACTGGAGTTTCCTCTGCAGGAGTCTCTTCTATCTCTGTACTCTCCTCTTCAGTCGGAGTGGTTAAATCTGGTAAAGTTTGTTCAGGCGCATAAATAAAAGATGGCTGTGAAGGAGCCTCAATAATTTCTTCTTCTGGTGCGGGTATAGAAACAACAATTTCTGTATATTCACTTACAGGTCCTGACCAGTTAGCAACTCTAATAGTATAGGTAGCACCCTCTGTTAAACCAGTTAGATCTATAGATTCTGGAGCGCCTTCTGTATTATAAGTGCCACCTTCATATGGATTTTCTGCATTTGGATCATCTGTTACTACTTGATAAAACCAAGTATTGGCTGTGTATCCTTCAGGTAAAGACGGTGTAATAGTTGCAGTAGTTCCTGCAACAATTGGAGTTAAAATTATTGGGGCAGGGGTTGGAATGTTGTTATTAATTGCAGTAACTAGTTGACTTGATTTAGTGTTTAATGTTGATTGTAAAGATGTCTTTGTTGATACCGCTGAGTTTACCGTATTGGTTAAAGATGTAGTATTAATAGCATTTATATTAGATGTGTTTGTAGTATTTTGAGCAACTACTGGAGTAAGGCTTGAGTTTAATTGTGCAATAGTTGCATTTGCTGAGTCAACCGCTGCCTGAACTGTTTCTGTATTTGGGTCTACATACGGAGTAAATGCTGCACCTTGACTTATTTGTCCAGCAAAACCTGCTCCAACATTAGTATCTGTAATTGGAATAAGTGCACCGTTGGTTGTTTCTCTAACATTAAATCTTGCTTGATCTGGTATTGGTCCATTAGCAGTTACACTTGCCATCCACGCACCGTCATTTGGATTAACATCAGCATTAAATCTTACCTGTACCATTTGCGTAGAGGCGTCTTGTTGAGGAAAGGGTCTTAAGTCCCAAGCAATATCTAGACTTGTTCCAGTAGTTGAATATGTAATTCCTGTTCCTGTACTCCAAGTAGTCCAGTCCCATCCAGCAATAGATACAGAAGGTGCGCCTGGAGTTGTATGATAAACCCATCCTTCATTTGTTCCAAATGTTATCGTTGCATTTGATCCAACAAATACATTATTATAAACAGTTCCACCCATTTGCATTCCGAACGGAAGATTCATTTGAACCCCAGCATCATCTACTCCAGTCAAAACATTTGTGCTAGTTCCAATAGTGGCTTGTAAATTGTTGACTGCTGTTTGGGCAGCATCAATAGCAAGGTTTGCTTGAGTTAATTCGGTTTGTGCGGTGGCTTGTGCTGTTGTTGCTGTTGTTTTTGCTGCAATGGCTTCGGATATTTGTACCTGTGCAGTTGATGTGTCAATATTATTTATAGAGGTTTGGGCTGTTATAATTGTATTTTTTGCATCCTGAATTACTTGCGAACTTTGATCTATTGGTGTGACGGCTAAGTTTATGCCATTAATTGTAGCGGTGGCTGTGTCTACTAAGGCTACATTTGATTGTGCTAATGTTACTGTGGCTGTCACTGTATCTACCGCTGCTTGGGCTTCTACTCTTTCAGCAACCGCTACTGCTATAGTGGCTGTGGCAGTATCTGTGGCTGCAATAGCCTGTTGAACCTCTGTGGTAGCCGTTGCAAGGGCTGTGTTAACTGCCTGTTGAGCGGGGCTTACAACAACTTGTTCTTGATTATTTCCTTCTGTTGCCCAAGCATAACTTGGTCCAATAAAAAATAGCCAACCCGTTACAAAAAGGCTAGCTAAAAAGTATTTTAACTTTCTACTCAATTGGATCTCCAATATAACAAAACTTTTGTTACATTGAAATTATAACACAAATAATTACTTAAATTATTTTAGTTACTTAGGATTGTCTGTTTTGTAAAAACCGTTTCCTTTAAATTGTACCCCAACTGATCCATAAACCCTTGTAGTTCTGTATCCGCATGCGGGGCATGCAGGAACAGTCTCTTTATCTTCAAACTTTCTATTAACCTCTATAGATTTATCGCAATCTATACATCCATATTCATAAATTGGCATTACTTGCCGCTTCTCTTTCTTCTGTCTGCTAAAGCTACAAAGTCTTTAACTTTAGTCTCACCCATATATGACCAGGCATAGCCATCTTCAATCATTTGTTCATTAATAGATTTATCATTTCCGTCAAGGTAGATCCATCCCAAAATGCGTCCATATTTTTCTGAACTATCTGGCTTTTCTGTTTTTACAACAATTTTTTTAGCATCTTTAAATTTGTACTTAAGATACTCTTTAGATTCTAGACCTAAAGTTTTTTCAAGTTTATCTGTTGTTCTTGACTCTGGAGTATCTATTCCTGCTAATCTTAATCTTTGAGAATATGAAATGCTAAATCCAAGATCAATATCTACATCTATGGTGTCTCCGTCTACTACTTTTATTACCTGCTTAATTCTATATTCAAACACATTGCTCCTTAAATTAAAAGAGCCTTTTATAGACATGCTCAGGTCCATTCAGTTATTTAAAGTCGCTGTCTCCCCCGACTATCCTGGGCAGCGATGCCCTATCTGCGACTCCCCGATGAAGGGGTGCAGATTTCTATTATACTATTTTTTTGTTTTCTTGGTAGAAGGAGCCGCAATTACTTTTTGTGGCTCTAAGGCATCAACAATATCAAATGTTTTTGGTTTTGCTTCCTCTGGGACATTTCGTACAATTAGCACTTTTAATACCCCATCAGACATTGATACTCCAGATACCTCCATATAGTCTGATAATGAAAAGGTTCTTGTAAAAGATCTACCACCAATTCCTTTATGGATATAATCTTTTGGATCTGATTCAGAAGTTGATCCTTTAATGGTCAGAACATTTTTTTCTTGTTCTACCTGAACATCCTCTTTTTTAAAACCAGCTAATGCAAGCTCAATAATATAATCATCATCATTTAATTTTACTAAATTATATGGTGGATAATTTGTTGAATTATGCATTACCTTTTCGAGATCCTTGAAGTGGCGATCCCAACCAATAAAAAATGGATCTTTGAATAGATCCAGTGTGAAACTACTTACCATTTTATTCCTCCTTTAAGCGAATAAGTTAATATACGGACCCCGTTAGGCGGTCCGTATATATTATATCAAATTTTTTATTTATTTAGCAAATTGATATTTACTTAGACTTCTTTTTAACTACTTTTTTAGCAGTTTTTTTCTTTGCTGGAGCCTTTTTGGCTTTAGTCTTTGTGACCTTAACTGTCTCTAGTTTTACTGGAAATAGTTCTTGTGGAAACAGATATTCTTTGATTTTTTTTAGCATTTTTTTCTCCTAGTATATTTTCTTTTTCTTGTCTTTCATTTTTTGCTCATCTGAAGTTGCTGCATATAAAGCTCTCATTTGGGCAAGAGCTGCAGTTCTTCCTGGATGGCAACCTTTTAATTCACCTTCATCATTAACTACGGCATATCCATTGCATCCTGATACGCCTTGTTTAACACTGTATGGCATTTTTATCTCCTAGTCGTTTGGTATTTCGTTTTTTAAAATTTCAATCAGTCCATATTCTTTTGCCTTACTATGTCCTTCTGGACTTAATGTAAATTTTACTTCTAGATCTTCGTTATATTCTACAGACAATAGACCTTCTTCATACAATTTAATTAAAGATTGATCTATATGCTCTATATGTGACTCCCATAGCTCTGGAGCCAATTCTTCTGCCGCCTCTGTAATGGCATAAATAATTTCACCATTCTCATCTACACCTTCAAGCGTTATGGCACCAATACTTAAATAGTATTCTAACCTATCTGATGAATCGTCCATCGGCATATCTGATTCCATATATTAATTATACTCCAACATCTATAGAGTCCCGTCCTCATTCTTGTCTATAGTGTTTTCAACTAATTGCTGAACATATTCAGAAAAGTGCTTTCTAATATTTCCCGAAGGTCGTTTTCCCAAAGTAGTCCAAATTCTTTTATATTCAATAACATTAGCAAAAGTTGTTGGGCAAACTACTACCTCGTTGTATTCTTTTAAGACTGTCGGCAAAGGGACATGCTTACCACAGCATTTGCATTCCTTCGCTCTTTCCTGATACGTACTCATATTATCATCATCCTGTCCATCGCTTCCCTTAATTGATCTGGCATGTGCGGCGCCCTTATCATATTTACAACTGTAGTGTCTTTTTGATCTTTTGCAAAATCGTTGTCGTAACTCATAGACTGATATGTATGGATATTAATTTCTTGTTCCGAATTAAATTTGCTTCTAGATATAGAGTTGTAAATTGATCCGCATACCGCATCGGCCAAGTCTTTAGATCCTTTTCTTGGGTGATCTACTCTGTCTCTCATAATTTTTAACTGAAGAAGTTCATCTATTAGTAATTGAATATATGGTCCAACCAACCTTTCTTCAGCTACTATCATTGCCATATCATCATAATGTTTTTTAGCGACAGACAGAATCTCTGTATTGATGCCGTATTGTTTTAGTTGTTGCATCATGTCATGAGAATTCCATCTGTCAAAAGTACACACCCTAATTTTAAATCCCCGTGTTTTTAATAATAGAATATAATCTTTAACTTCTGTAAAATCCACAGACTTATCTTTTGTTGGTGTCCAATATCTTACAGCGTCTACTTCTACAATTGGCGCTGGTTGAGAGTAGTCATTTGTAATTTTAATATTTACCCATTTTTGTACGTGAGACATTGATACTGCACAATGGTCGTGTTTTTGTGCCAAGTCTACGTGAATAAAGTATTCTTTGTCTGGATCTGGAATAAACCACTCTTCTAGTCTTCCAAAATTATCTACTGCTAATTGCCCTACCCTAAATGCTTTTTCAATTTTTTCTTTTGATTTAAAGAAAGCATCAATAGCATCTGGTGGCATACATGCAAATCTTGATAAAGCATCTCCTGGATTTGTATAAAATGCAGTTTTAAAATCATCAATATATCTTACTGGATTAACATCCCATGTTGGTCTTTTAAGGGCAAAAACTTTAGGAATCTTATATGAGACTATATGGTCTTCTTCCCATTCAACATCAAATTCATTTCCTTCTGTATTGTCTGGCAACTCATTATCCATTTTAAATCTATGTGATTTTATTACAGTTTCTTTTTGAGCAACTACGGCATCATACCTTTGTTGAATATAATCATTCTTATATCTTGGGAAAGATAGCAATATCACTTTCCCAAAGTCTGGGAAACGGGAATCTACGGAGGCACGATACATATCGTATATAGCACCACCAGTTTTTGCTTGATCGTGACCAGTAGTATTTTCAATACTAAAACCAGAAATTTCATCAAGGATTACTATTATTACGTTATAGCCTTCCCAAGCTTCTCTTTCAGAGTGTCCAGAGTGCACGGTTATATTCTTGTTAAACTTTATTTCTGCAGCCTTATCTGTATATTTGCCAATAAACCAAGGAGACTTATCTATTCTGGTTTTAAATCCTTTAAAGAAAACATTGCTTGCCTGCTGAGCATTAATAGCAATATTGATAATATCAATGCTATCTCCTGGTGGCTTTCCGTAATATGATGCTGGGTCTTTAAGGCATAAAAGCAAATAGACTGTATATGCGACTGCAATTGTTGAGCAGTAATCTTTACCAGACCCTTTACCTAACTGTGCAACTACTTCGTTTGCAGTCTGCTTAAATCTTTTTTTACCTTCTTCTTCGCCAAATAGTTTAATCAATGTAGACTCTTTATAAATTTGTGAGCTTTTTTCAATAAGAGTATATTGGTGTTCTGATAATTCTGGAAGTCCTAAATAGTCTGGGTGCCTGACAAATGTCCGTAGATCGACTGGCTTTTCATCAAACTCTTCGCCATCGAGTATATCTATTAAATCATCAAAATTAAGATCCACTTACTTCTTCCTGCAATATAATAGGTTCTACTATTCCAGTTATTTGGGATAATCTTTTAGCAACATCGAGCTTGCACTTAGGACATGTAGCAGTTACTTCTTTTAAAATCTTTATTAATATTTCTTGTTTCTTTTCCGTCTCAGCTATTTGACCCGCAATTTCAGCATTGTCTAAAAGGCCAACTTCTTGCAGCATTCCAATTCTTTTGCCTTCAATATCTGCAATTAATTTTAATGCAGTTGCTTTAACGTTTAATTGACCAGCCTGATCAGCATCCTCTACGGTCTTCCATGCTTCTTTAATAAGCATTGCATAATGTTGATCTGCTCCAGAGATTGCTTCTTTAGCACGTTCTCTAGAAGCAGTATCGTTATGAACTACCTGCTTCCACTCATCAATTAATTCAACTACATCCGCTCTTTTAAATCCAGTTAGGGAGGCAATTTGAGTAGGGTTGTTTCCTTTTAATAATTCAGAAACAACTTTATTCATTCGATCAAAATGATCTGATAATTCAATTTCCATATATACTCATTATATTCTAGTTGACTGAAAATGTCAATTAGATTTGGCTATTTTATATAATATTAAGTACCCAATTAGGTCATCTATATCGTTGTCTCCAGCAAATCCTTGATTATTTTTTACTCTATTTAACTTATCATCAATTCTTACCTTTAATTGTTCTGTTGCATCGGCAACTGAAAATATCCTTATTGGATTTAAAGCTGAGTCTCCATATGATATATTCTTTTCAATTAGCATTTGGGCTATATCAATACAAGATGATAGTATTTTTCCGCCAGACGGCGCTGATAACGAATGCATATACAATTCATCATAGGTAAAGTGTTTACTATCTGCATATACTGGTTTTGGCATTATCTCTTACCTTTCACTAATGGGTCTTGAATCCATTGCACATAACTTCCGTCATTCCAATTTTGACTTCCATATATATGCTTTACTGATTCAAAATGAAAGATCCTCCATCTTTCCCCGCCGTACAAATAAAATCTATTTTCTTTAGCAGCTTGCATATCATTAATTTTTTGATAATCATCAATTAAATTAAATCCATGATTTATATTTAAGGCATTAAGTATACCATGTGACCAGGCAGTCGGTCCAGTATTTTCATGAACAAAATGCTGTTTATTATAGTCTGGATTAGTTAATTTTTGTTTAATATGATCCAATACGGACTTTAAAAATGGATGTCCTGGTGCTGCCGCAAATGTCCATTGACAAAAATCTCTATCATTTTCTGGACAAACTATCATGCTATATTTATTTATCATCCATTTTGAAATAGGTTCGTTACATACTGTGTCTAGATCTGAGTATACTCCGCCGTATTTATATATAATCATGTACCTCCACAAATCGCCACGCATTACGCCTACTGGTACAGAATTAAATATATCTAGCCAATCCTGTCCGTATTCTTTTAATATAAATTCTCTACATTGATTATCGTCCATATATTTATATTCGTAATCTGGATTTAAAGACTTCCAGGTATTTATAGACTCAAGCATGTAAGGCTGTAAATCAACAAATGGGTCTTTATAGGTTTGCCAAATAGTTTTTGGAATAAATTCATTATCAAACTTAGCAACAAATGTTCCTGTTACGGCAAATTCTTTGTGCTCTTTAATTCCTTTAAAGGTTTTTAAAACTCTTTCTGAATCCCAATCTTCTTCTACATGAACTTCATACGGATTTCCATTGATAGCATCTTGGTGATAATGAATAATAGGAATAGATATAATTGCGTATTTGGCATCTTTAGATATTCTATCCCAAACTTTTACTGCATCCTCTTCTGACATATGCTCTAAAATATCTCCAAGTATGACTAAATCATACTCAAAATTTTCTATATCTCTAACATCTTTATGAAATACTTTATCGTATCTATTGTATAAATTAAATTCTTTTATATATGGCTCCCAAACTTCTACGGCATGGACCTGAACATCTTCTGGCAGTGCCGCCCTAATTAAGTTAAGGTACACACCTTGCCCAGCACCAACATCTAGAATAAGTTTTGGATCTATTTCAGATATTTTTTGTTGAGCCCATGGTTTATTTTCTGGATCAGAGTATCCCATTTAGTATCTTCCTGCTTTCTTTTAATTGAAATGTTGATTCAACTTCTTCTATTGTACATATCTTACTTATATTTGGATTAATTGTATATACATTTAATAAATTTTTTTGTCTAAACATAAACCAGTCTAATGGAAGATTAATACCTTTACTAGATAAATCTAACATTCTTTTAGCCCCACCTTTATTTATTATATAACAAGCACATGACCAATCTTGGTAAGATGAGCATATGTTTTTAGATATGTTTAATAATATATTATGTTTATAATCCTGATCTGTTGGTGAGAATATATGCAAGGCATCAAAATCTTCTGGGCATTCTTTAATATAAGTATTTATTTTTTCAAAAAAATTATCATATATGACTATATCATCTTCCATTAAAATTAAATAGTCATAGTCAGAATTAATAAAATTTTTCCATGCTAACCAATTACTAGCCCAAATACCAACTTCCCCATATCTCCAACCCTGCTCATTATGTAAATTATATCCATTTATATTTATATTAAAATCTGGGTGGCTATCTTTAAATTTAACATAGTCATCATATGATGATATTTTAATTGTATCGGTGTCTAATATTTTTATATTTTTAAGCAAAACAGAATGAGAGTTTTCAACCAATTTATTTCTATCATGGTCTCTGGGCAAATGGAAAAGCTTGTATGCTATATTCATCTCTTTTTAATTAATCCAAACTTTTCTAGATATCTCTGTATTGTCATGGCCGAGACATTACATTCTGCAGCAATCTCGGTAACAGTTTTCTTTTGAACAGTGTATCTTCTATATAGCCAAGGATGGCTTTGGTATAATTTCATATAGACATCCAGCCCTCATACTGAGCATCTGGATTATCTATGTGCCACTGATTCATCATTTTGTTTTGAAGACTCCAGTCTATAGTATGTGTTTGCAGTCCGCATTTAGGACACGGCCCTGGACCAAGATCTTTGTACACATGTTCACAATTCATCTTTTAGTTAATACCTGATTAGAATAATGAGCAATGCCAAAGGCATCTGCCACATCAAAATCTGTTAATGATAATTTATATTTTTTATTAAAATAGTCTACAGTTCTTTGTTTACGCATATTTCTCAATTGAGTTTTATACCAAGAGTCTGCGTATCCTGGACTTTTAATTCTAATTGCCTCCTTCTCATCTTTAGTAGGATTTTTATTTCCTATGTATGCCTGCCAAGAACTTGGAGATATTGTTATCACTTTTGCTCCTGTCGACATAAGTTCGGCAATTACAACGCCATAAACATAAGATAATTTTATCACAGCATCAGGTGACCTGACAAGTATGGCACCTTCCACAACAATATAATCTGACTTTAATTGATCTAGCATAGCATGCATTTTATTTTTAGCATCATGTATTTTTTCAAATATGTCTGCTCCAACAAATTCTATTTTACCCCATTTAATAGGCTTATCATTTTCCATCAAACAAAATGCTACAGAGTTGGTGGATGCGTCAATGCCTAATACTTTGTTTGCTTGTGTCTTTACGAGATTAGCCAAGTTCACTTAGTATACTCCATATTGCATTTTTACTATCAATAGCAATTTTCTTTTCACAAGTAGAGCATACTTCGTTTTGATTATATCTACTTAACTTTGTTTTACATTTTTTACATGTCCTTGGAGCACCATTTTTAATAGCTTTCTTTTCATAATACTTTTCCATAATCCTACGATTAGTTGCTATTCTACAACACTCATCTGAACAATACTTTTGGTTATGAGTTTTAGGATTAAAGTTTTTAGCACATTCTGAATTTGAACATTTCATAATTTTGGCACCTTGTACGACTCAATTTGAACTGTACCTAATAATCCAGCGTAGCA